GGGGCTTTACTGCGAGAGTATTTTTTACGTAAGTGCGTATTGCCTTACCTAGAACTTCTTCGCCTTGTAGATATCTGAGAAGAGATATTACTAACATAATGATTGGTTCGAAGGCCCTAAACCTAGGTCTAGGCCATCGAAACACATTAAGATAGTAACTCTTTACAGCTTGTTTTAAATCGAAGTTCCACTTTTTCTGCTGGATCTCTGAAAGGATGATACCTAAACTAGCAATAGTTTCGGTACGTCTCTCAAAGAGAGCGGATAAAGGGAAGGGCGATACATTCTCACCATGAAGACGAATTTGTTTTGCAAATTCGAATCCATGTGGTGATGTATGTGTCTTTGTCGAGTTAAACTCGATGCCCCACTCAAGAAGTATGTCTTTATATGCCTTGGCTAGATTATCATTACAAATAACGATATCATCACCTAAAAGCATATAACGACTCCTCCTCCAGTTTAAGTTAACCCTTTTACAGGCTAACCAAACTAGGAAATGGTGTGCTAAAGTGGTGGTTACCCATGAGGAATACAATCCCATTGGATTCCCTGTGTTATAATAAACAGGGTAAGATCCATATAGGAAAGGTGTTCCTACCATGAGAAACCTCCAACCTTTAGCATAAACTTCGCCAAACCATATTAATATTATTTCATAAATTAAGTCTATTGGAAACCTATCAGTAAAGGCCGTAAGGTCTATACTATGATAAGATGATCCAATTGATTTATCTATGGAATAAAATAATTTAGTTTGGTTTAAAGTGCAGTCTTGGTTAATATTAGAGAGTAACCTTAGGAGGAATTTATGCAAAGGCTGCAAAGCGGCCTGAGTATAATAATCCCCTATAGCTACTTCTCTAACTTTTCCTTCTTTATCTAAAATCTTCACCAGTTTACGACTAATCGGCTCTGCCTTGCGGCGGATACGAGAATCGAAAAACTGGGGAATTCTTTTATAAAGTGAGGAAAACTTATCCATCAAATCATAAAGCTTCTCTCCTCCAGTATCCTTAATGGCTTCCTTTTGTTGAGGGCTTAATGCTTGAATATCTTTAAATGAACTCCAAAGGGCATGCCCATTGGGTCCAGATTTAGATGTCATATGGAACTCCTTAAAGCGTAAGCTTTTTGGAACTTTCCCTATGTGGGTAAGATTAACACCTAAGTCCTTAAGAAACAGTTTTATCTCGGGATGCATACTTGAGGGATTACCAGTATAACTGGGCCCTTTCAGTATTGTATCTAAAGATATCTCTGAATCTAACCTCAAACATCGTGATATATACAGAGCTGAAAAGATTATCCGAATAAACGGGTAACATTTCCTTTCTTGTATATGACGAACTATGGGCATAAGAATCTTAGGTAACCATAACTTTTCTCCTCGTTCAAATGTTTCTGGAGTCATACTAAGTATAACTTTTAGAAACTTTAAACGAAGATCCTTTGTGTAACGGATAGTCTCGGAAATTCCTCGACTCTCCAATACATTTAGGATTTTATCTATGACCCGTAAAGAATAAGATGTTTCCTTGTAACCAACTTGTTGATTACTTGCGAGCCATCTGATTAGGATTGGCATCGACTTTTTAAGGGCTTTTACAGCCTTAGAGATGTTTATGCTTTTCCTTTTCATTCTATGGGTCTCCGGTATGCGAGTGGAACTCGGCTTGGCTCCGGTACGCCAAGCGAAGTTTGCCGTAAAG